CGTGATTCATACGTTGATCTAATTCTATCTCAAAATATCTTGGACGTGACAGTGTATCAATTGAGTTACAAAATCCATCTGCCTTCTCGTGCCACGTTCTCCTGTCTATAATATGGATAAACGTGTTGAAGCGATTGAGTTTACGATGTTCCATGAACCATTCGACAGCGTGACGAGCGATCCGTTTGCGATTGCGATACCCACCAAACGTAATGTGACAAGACATAGTTCTGTTCCCCAGTGTAGAAAGTAGATGAAAGATGATATGAAAATAAGCTTTTCACGTGCTGTGAGTTGTTTAGCGTCCATGTTGTGATAATAATATTTCAAGTTTAGCATAGGTTGCACCTTTGCCTTCTGCTGTGTCATTCTGCATCAAGCTCATTAAATAACGTAGTTCGTTCTTTGATAGTGGTGATTCGTATCTCTTTGACATAGTTAAATGATCTGGTGTGATGATTACTTCCATATTATAGCAGGTAATGGGGTTGGTATGCTATCTATTCGGTCAGTTTGTAAACTGGCATAGTCCTCATTCAATTCGCAACCAATATAGTTACGATTGTTTTTCTTAGCAACCATCCCTGTAGTTCCTGATCCCATAAATGGATCGAGAACTATATCTCCCTCCTCGCTTCCTGCTAGTATACAAGGTTCGATAAGATCAGGAGGGAAACAGGCAAAGTGTGCTCCCTTATATGGTTTATTACTTATACTCCAGACAGATCGTTTATTCTTTGTTGTATATGATTTTGTAAGTCCTGTATGCGGTTGGAGTCCTGTTCCTTCGTTGTGGTACTTACCTTGATCTCTGTTTCTTGTTCCCCAGTCTTGCTTGACTGGTTCTTTGATTGCTTCGTTGTCATAATAGTATCTCCTGTTCTTTGACAATAGAAATAAGTATTCGTGTGCTTTTGTACATCTATCTTTCACACTCTCTGGCATGGGGTTAGGTTTATGCCATATAATATCTTGTCTTAGATACCATCCGTCTGCTCTCATCGCAAATGCAAACATCCAAGGGATACCAATTAAATCCTTACTCTTTAATCCTTTTAACTTATTACCTCTTACTGGTGTACTCTGTGGTAAATCCTGTCTTGTCTTTGATACTGTCTGTTTTGGATAGTTACCATCACTTCTGTAATTGTAATAACTATCTCCTAAGTTAACCCACAAAGTTCCATCATCAGTTAATGCATTTCTTACCTCACGAAACACACTTACCAAAGATTCAATATATTCCTCTGGCGATTCTTCAAGTCCTAACTGATCATCTTGTCTGATCGCACCACACTTTGGACATACTGTTTTGTATATTGCATCCCCTACTCCTGACATATCATCATGATTCTTATGACCTGTGTTACAAGTCTCAGGATTAACTTTAGTATCTCTCCTGTGATTACAATTTGGATCTCCTCCGATCCAAGTTGCTGTCCCATAGTCTCTAAGACCGTAATATGGTGGGGATGTAACACACGTTCGCACACTTGAATTTGTTAGATTCTTAAGTGTTTCACGACAGTCTCCAAATAAGATTGTATCTTTCATCCTTAATCCTTGATTAAAAAGTGTTTTTTGATCACTGATACCTGATCTTCATACTTGGCGATCATGTTTAGTTCCTGTTCTATTGCTTCCATCACATCAGGATGCTCACCAATACCAACAGGATTAGTTAAGTACACTTCTACATTCATCTTATGCTTTTGAATGTCTCCTTGAGCATGAGCAAGGAGTGCTGAAATAATTTGATTTCTCATTTGTCTAAGACCTCTATGTGTGATTTGAACATTGGTGGAGTCTGGAACCAGATTAAGTTTGCTTGTTCCCACTCATCTACAATAACTGGATCTGCACCAGTGAATACAACTTTGTACCTATGTCTGTCGTAAGGTGTTTCGCTTGTACATGTAAAGTGCGTCGGCAATTTCTTTTTCTCCGTCTTTCCATGTGAGAATGACTTGTTGTTCTTCTTTCCCATTTGAATGTTTAACCCTCGTGTGTGTTACGTTAGCGTCAAGGTATTTGATAACCTCTATCAGATTGTTTATAGCAACAATTTTGTCTGCCTGTTCTTGTGTAATAGCCATTATTCATACCCAATTCGGTTTTCTGGATGGGTCACGTAAATAATTAGATGCAACCCAAGGTTTGCTCGATATATAACGTTTGTAAGCAGTAAAAGTGTCAATGCTTGTGTCAAATTTAAACTCATCAGGACCTGCGAAAGTAAATGATTTTGGTAGATAGGGTGGTGGTGCAGAAGGAATAATACTTACCGCTTCCTCTAGTGTTCTCTCACAACTATGTATTTTACCATATCTCCATTGATATTCATTACATAGAGCAAGACCATGTGCAAGTAACCACCATGTATTTTCTAAACATTGATTTGCCCAGATTGTACATGGATGATTACGAAATGCACCTTTCTCTGTTTTGTATGGTTCACCATCAAGACGATGAAGTTTACCATATCCATGACCCCACTTATCAGAACACACAATAGATAACATTTGGCATGTTTCTAAGGGCATCTTGACAATGTGTTTATCAGGTAGATGTCTAGCAGATTTAGTTGGTGATGGGTCAGTTACAAAAATATTCATCCGAATAAATGTGATCTGTAATGCCTACGAATAGGTGGATACTCCACCTGTTCTACTCTAACAATCTTGAGTATCTTTAATAATGTATCTGAAGTGATAATTACCTCCTGTTGTTACGATTAAGAGTTCCACGTTCTTTGCCATGGGTAGATTTCTTGACACCTATGACATCAACTGCTTCAGTTATTATACATGATCCATCGACAGATTGCAACTGCTCTTGTTCTGATTTCGTGAATAATGTAACAGGTATAGTTTCGATCTCACGACCATCAGTATTGAACTCTTTGAACTCAACATCAACTTCATCACTGAGAGAAACATTACAATCTACCAACATTTTAGGAGATGACATGTAAAAGTCACGACCAAGAGGCATAAAGTTCTTGTGTGCTTTCTTACCATGCTCTAACTGATAGCAAAGCATATCATTGAAAAACTTATTCTTAGTGTCAATACGATAAACTTGTATGTTAAACTTAGGATTCTCTACACTACAATTTAAAGGAGTGATGATAGTGAAGCAATAGTATGGCATTTGATCAACATACTTGAAATGTGCTTCAGTATCAATACCCCAACGAGTATCATTAGGGTCTCTACGACCAGTGCTACCACACTTGTGACACTCATGAGCATAATAGTTGTTCTTAGAACCACAATCAGGACACACATATGTTTGTGCCTTATTACATGCTTTTGCTTCTGCACCGTTAGCAGCATCAAATGCACATCCACCATTAGATGGAACACCTGTGGTATCATGTAGAACAAAGTTCACACGCTCACCAAACTTACCAGTGTCAAAGGAGACACCATCATTAAACTTAAGAGAGTTTTTAATCTCTTGACGTAGACCGCCGAAGTGATGATCGATTAAATCAATGAATGCTGTTTGCTTGCTCATGTGTGGTAACTTGTTTGTTACTCTTATTATACACCAGTATGAATAGAAAAGAAATACCTTTTCAATAATTTTTTGAAAAAATGTACCACTTTGTGAAGTGGTCCAGGAAATATCACATGAGGAATAGATGGGTTATAAATGAATAGGTAAGCAAGTTTATTTCTGCGAACAGCACCTTCATCATGAAAAAAGAATACTTGGTTTATTCTTTCTTCTTCTAACTCTTCTCCTATATCACACACATATTGATCATCGCCAATACTCATACCATGAAGATACTTTACTCCATTATAAAATGCAAACGAATTATATTTTGATGGTATATAATCAAGAAGATCTATTTGACTTTTTGGAATCCATGGGTATTGATGTTCATGTGAGTGAATAACTTTATTGATAATCTTGCTTTTATTTCTCTTGATTGAATATATGTTTGTACCATTCTTCCCTGAGTCATTCTTATTCAAGTATACAATTCCATTCCATCCAGAGTCAATGTGAGGATACCAATAACAATTATCCAATTCATTAAATGGATGTCTATAAATTGTGGCATGATTACTATACAAGTAACCCATTTTATATTGTTCTAAATCATCCTGTGCAATAGGTGGTTGGTTTACAAGTTTACCTAGATCCCAAGTCAATCGATAAAGACCTCTGTATAATGCTTCATTTCTATGATCCCTAAAAAATTTATCATTGTAAGTTGATTCCCCTTCTTCTATATCTCTAATCTTAAAAGATGCAGGAGATAACTTCTTAACTTCTTTTACTACAAGATCAGGATACTTGTAGAACTCATCCATAACATAGTAAAAGTCTCCATTAGGTAATGGTACTTTACGAATATTAGATAAGTCATGTGTCTCCCAAATGTTCATCTTCTCATGTCCATATTAAAGGAAAGAGTTTTCCTAACTATATCATTTTTATGTGGAGATACTCCATGTAACATATGTCCTGGAAAAATAAATATATCTCCTTTACTTATATTAGGATAAGATATATCATCTTGAAATATATTTGATCTTCTAACAGGTGTCCTATCCATAAAGTAAAATTGTCCAAAATCAATCCCTTCATTCATAAACACAACAGCAGAAAAATCATTTTCAGCATGGTCATGTATTTCCTGATACTGTCCTTTCTTATATGTGTTTAACCATGGGTCATGGATATACTCAAAAAGATCTCCTTGACGATTACCATAAATGTCTTCTGCAAATGCTTCAAGATTATCCACAATTAATGGAAATATATTGTTATCTTTAATAGGTGTCTTGTCCATATCACAATTATCTCCCCAATCAAAGGCATCATTGTCTATGTCATCCTCAGTATATGAATTAACAATGTCTTCTATCTCCTTGAAATTAAGACATGGTGCATGATAATAATAGTTATTAAGGAATAAGAAATTTGTATAAGCAAATTCTGTTAATTTCTTCATCGTGTAATCACTGTAGTTGCTGCTTCTCCTTTGTTGAATATAGTATCTACTACTGCTTCAACCTTTCTTGCTGTAGTGATACCAACATTAGAGTAAACTGGAACACAAACAAGACCGAATACTTTGTCCACATCGCCCTTACGAATGACCCTCCCAATCGTCTGACTAATACCTATGTAGTCCATTGATCTCATGAACAATACTGCTTCAAGACCATTGACATTGATACCTTCTGAGAGTATGCTGTGATGCAGTACAACAAACTTCTTGTTTGTTCTACCCCAATCATTAAGTGTATCAAAGAATGTCTCTCTGTCAACCTTCTCTCCATCAATGATAGCACCTGTCTTTGATGTAATAGTCATCCAAGAGTAACCACGGATAGCAAGTTGTTGTACGAAATCAGTTTGTGATACAAGTGAAATAATCTGTCTTGTTGACTTGGCACATATCAATACTTTGTCTTTGTCAAGATTGTCAATCGCACCGACCATTTGCTCATTGTCTCTTTCTGCAACTAACTCATCTTTCTTGAGTATCCTTGAACGAAACACCTTGACTTTAGGTGGTAGTATGTATCCTTGCTTGACCAACTTAGGTGCAGGTACATTGCAAATCACATCGCCATAAACATCAGCATCATTCATACCCACTTTGAAAGGTGTACGACTATGCTTTGGTGTTGCTGTGAAGAAATAACATCTACCTGCATACTGAGAGAAGTAATCAGTAGCACCAAAAAAGTTTTTCTGTACTGAGTTGTGTGCTTCATCAAAGTAGATAGTATCAACATCGATACCACTTTCTTGAACTCTGTGTAATGAATGATATGTTGTGAATATAATAGTTCTACTAATAAAGTTTACTGAGTTTTGCTCAACAAACTGCTGTATCTCAAATGGATTAGTGCTACTGAATATACCTTTGATCTTACCACTGTGTACATGCATCACATCTACATCATTGTATTTCTTATCAATAATTTCCATAAACTCTTTGCATAGTTGCTCTGCAAGTAATATGCGTGGTGCAACGACTACAACTGTACCATAATCTTCCAACTGCTTGACAGCATCCATAATCATACAGATAGTCTTACCACCACCAGTAGGAACAATGACTTGTCCTTTGTCATTGTCTAACATTGATTGGATTGCTTGCTCTTGATGTGGTCTTAGTTGCATTAGTTTTCTTTAGATATTAATATTATAGCAGTAAAAAACCCCCTTTGCAGGGGGCTTGTGACACTTATTTAAGTTTAACAATACCATTGTCGTCTGCTTCATCAGACTCAAGTAATTGTTTTGGTCTAACACCAAATTCAAATGGGCAGTAAGTAGGGTCTGCTTCTAATTTATAGTGCATTGCTACAACATCATCCCACAAGTCACGAAGTTCCTTTTCACTTTCTGCTAAAGCTTTAAGGAAATCTCCATTATTTTTTTTAGCGGGTGGTTTAAGATAAAAGTGAACCTTTGTTCTCTTAGAATCTTTTGCTTTCTTATGGTCTTTTAAGATATGACAGAAGTTACGAGGAATGTATGTTCCATTTGGTTCTGCACGAAGCAATCTTCCAAAATCTCCATCTTTATCCTCCTTACCATCGGCAGTAAAACCACCCTTTTCAATCACTTCTTTAGCACTTTTATCATCCATAGCAACAAAAGTGGTTGCTACTTTTTTATTATATGCAATATCATCTGATATAGCTGATATTTGTGCTTCTAATGATGGATAAGTATTAAAATTAATTTTATTTTTGAAAACTTTTGAACCAATCAGTTTGTTGATCATGCTTAGATCATCTACAGGTCCGTTATGTTTTAAAAGTCCTTCTAAAGTTTCAAGAGTTAAATTTAATCCAGCAAATTTAAAATATTTATTCTCTAAAAACATTACTATTCTTAGTGTCTGAAGATTGTGATCGAAACCTCCATAATTTTGCATACATTCATCTAAAGCATCCTCTCCTGCATGGCCAAATGGAGTATGACCTAAATCATGAGCAAGACTTAAGGTTTCAGCTAAATCTTCATTTAATTTTAGATATTTTGCAATTGATCTTGCTATTTGAGCAACTTCAATTGAATGAGTAATCCTTGTTCTAAAATGATCCCCTTCTGTGTTAACAAATACTTGGGTTTTATGCTTTAATCTTCTAAATGATGCGCTGTGTATTATCCGATCTCTGTCGCGTTGAAAAGGAGATCTGTATTTTGAATTAGCTTCTTTATTAAGTCTGCCTTTACTTTTAAATACGCCTAACAAAGTGTCTTTTTTCATCCTTTAATTTAAATAATTAAGTATTATATTAGTAATATCAGTGTTCAGACATGATTAAAGAAATTAAATTTACGGATAAAGCGTTAAAACAAATAGATAATTTGTTATCAAAAAAAGACAAAGGATCATTCTTCAGAATCGCTATCAAAGGTGGAGGATGTTCTGGTTTTCAATATGAATTTACATTTGATAAATCAAAACAAGATGATGATTTAAATTATCAAAATATTTTAATTGATAAAACTTCAGCTGATTTGCTTAAAGGATCTGAAGTTGATTATGTTTCTGAACTTATAGGTGAACAATTCAAAATATCTAATCCACAAACCAAATCTTCATGTGGTTGTGGAGTTTCTTTCTCGCTTTAATGCTCATTTCATCTTGGAATGTAAACTCGGTAAGAGCAAGAATTGAAAATATCAAAAGTTATTTATTAAAATATAAACCTGATATTTTAATGATGCAGGAAATCAAAACTGAAGATGTTAATTTTCCATATGATGATTTTTCATCAATGGACTATGAAAGTCATGTGTTTGGTCAAAAAAGTTATAATGGTGTAGCAATTATATCTAAAAATAAATTAAAAAATGTCAAAACAGATTTAATTAAGGATAAGTTAAAACAATCAAGAATAATTTCAGCTGAATTTGAATATAACAAAAAAAAATATACAAATAATTAATATTTACACTCCTAACGGTAATCCAGTGGATACTGAAAAATATGATTATAAAAAAAATTGGCTTGATCAATTAATAAAACAATTAAAAAGTTTATCTAAAAAAAATTCAAATATTATTTTAGCTGGTGATTTCAATATTATACCTTCAGCAGAAGATGTTTATAATGTTAAAAGTTTTGAAGATGATGCTTTATACCGACTTGAAATAAGAAAAAAATTTAGAGAAATGATTAATCTTGGTTTTAATGACGTCTACAGACATTTTTATGAAGATAAAGAAGGATATACATTTTGGGATTATATGAGAGGAGCATGGCAAAAAAATAATGGCATGAGGATTGATCATTTTTTAGTTTCAAATTCTATAATTGATCAAATTAAAGATATTAATATTAATAAAGATCCACGTGGAAGAGAAAAGCCTTCTGATCACACACCTATTGAGATTAATTTAGCTTAAAGATTTAATTTTATTTACTAATTCTTCGTTAATATTTCTTGGACCAGTATCCATTCTGTTCTTGTGACGTCTTTCTCCGGGTAATCTTACTTCACCCATTGATTTCATTTTTTCAAAAAATTCCTCGGCATG